AGACTGCACCCCAGCCGGTAGCTGTCGTACAGGCGGCCGCTCCAGCTGGGTGTCAAGCCATTAGTTCGATCTTGCTTGCTAATGGTATATCACAAGCTGACCTACCTTTTGCGTTGAACATTGCGCAAAAAGAATCAAGCTGTAACCCTAATGCAGTAAACCCTAATGGTGGTGCATGCGCCTACTTTCAGGAGCTGCCTTGCGGTAAATGGGGCGGCACAGGTAATATCGCCGGCCACATCCGCGGTGCAGACGCTTACGCTAAGGGTCGCTACGGTGGTTGGGCGCAAGCCTGGGCTGCGTGGCAAGCTAAACACTGGTGGTAATGCTACGCATTACGACAAGCTAAAGCTTGTGGTAAATATGAACCGTCTACGGCTCCGGCGAGAATAGAGCCGTTCAAGTCCAAATGCTAGCCTAAAGCTGGCGGGGATATAAAGAAAGGAGAGAGTTAATGAATATACCTGTAATGGAGTATGAGCCCGCCGATAAGGCGGAGATTTGGCTAGTTAATAGCCGACTATCAAGTATAGAGTTGGAGGAGCTTTGTGCAGAATTTGACGAAGATTAGTCAGCAAGAGTTTGACCCACTACCAAAGATCCTTATATACGATCTAGAAGTAAGTGCGACACTTGGCTGGACATATGGCCTGTGGAAAACAAACGTATTAAAGGTTGAGCGAGACCCTGAGATTATGTGCTTCTCTTATCAGTGGTTTGGCGAGAAAGATATCCACCATGTAAGCCAACGTGACATGAGTGAGAAGAAGGTGGTTAAAAAGCTTTGGGAGTTGTTCGATGAGGCGGACATTCTCGTAGCCCATAACGGCCGGCGGTTTGATCAGAAGGTGAGCAACGCGATGTTTATTCGCCATCATATGACGCCACCAAGCCCGTATAAGACGGTAGACACCCTACAGGTCGCTCGATCAGTTGCACGTTTTAACAGCAATAGTCTCGATAGTTTAGGCAAACTCCTACTGGGCGAGGGTAAGACTGATTCCACTTATGCAGATGTTTGGTACGATTGCCTTATCAAGAACGACAAAAAGGCGTGGGCTACAATGGAGAAGTACAACAACAAGGACGTCGAAGTACTCGCTGGATTGTATGCCGAGCTGCGCCCATGGATCCACAACCACCCTAACATTGGTGATCATACAGGTATTGATGGTGTCTGCCCTAAATGCGGCAGCGATAATATCCGTAAAGATGGCAGCTACCGTAAGCGCTCAGGACGCGTACAACGTTATAAGTGCCTGCATTGCGGCGGCTGGTCAAGTGAGGCTAGTGTAAAGAGGGGGGGCAGACTGGTTAATGTATAGCGATAAAACTCCTTTAAGCCGGGATGTCGAGTGTTATGTTTGCGGCGAGATGGAGCTAACGGATCGGGATTTCTTGCCGCCCAACTGGATCATAAGCTGGGATTACGATTGGACTATCTGCCCAACCTGTCGAGACAAGATAGAAAAGCAGTTGGGTTATGAGCTAGACTACTTTATGAAGGGTGCAGAACCTGACCCGATGGAGCAATTTAAACAGGAGGACTTCTTCTTATGATACGAGCACTAATTGAATACGTACGCGTTATTCTCGCATTTCCTGTCGCAGTATTGGCGTTTCTCGCCTACGGGGTAATGATCACGCTAGCAATTGTCGCTGTCCTTATCGGCGGCGAACCATATGAGCAAGCAGTAGCAGATGTAAAGGAGACGCTATGACAAGCATCGACGATGTGACGGCTGAGCGCGGTAAGCGTTATGGTAACTACGCAGACCACGCGGCCATTAGTCAAGCCATTAAGAATATTCTTTACTCAGCATTGGCTACTAACCCAAATGCAGACCTTGATACGCTTGACGATGACATTAAGGAAACGTTAGAGATGATCGCCCATAAGCTTGGTCGTATCGTTAATGGTGATCCTTATTACGCAGACAGCTATATCGATATTGCAGGATACGCTAAACTAGTAGGAGACCGATTAAATGACCTATAAGCAAGATTTAACAAAGCGCCTAGAAGAGGCCGACACCTTAGAGGAGAAGCTTAAGATCGTTGAGGAGGCGCAGCAACACTTTGAAATTAATAATAAAGAGCGGCGTGTAGTAAGTGGAGAGATTGTAGATCCCGCCAATGCGTTTATCTGTGATGGCTGCGAGTAAGGATATGGAAGCTGTATTAATCGATTACAAAGCAACAACAAACCCGGCGGTTGAACATATTGCGGCAATGTTGATGGCACATGACTACCGGGTATCTGTATATAATGTGGATGACGACCCAGCTGGTGATGTCATTAAAGACTTAGACGGGCGCGGCTTCCCTTATGATGAAGTGCGCCAACACTACGGGGAGGATCCTATCGATTACTGGGCGAGAGAAGTGCCCAAAGAGGGAGACCTCAAGTACGCTATCGTAGATAACTTTAATGACGCGACAAAGTTTAAATGTCCAACATTAGTGGTAGGTTTCAATGACTGAGTATATAAGTAATGAACGCATCGAGGAGATTGCAGATGAATATTTTGAAAAACGTAGTCGACAAGACGCTAAAGAATAGGATTAAAAACCTTGAAATCGACAACGCCAAGTTGGTTGAGCAACTCAAGTGGTGCAAAGCCCGGGTTGAAGTACTCGAAGAATCAAACGCTGATTCGGTTGAACTTGCCCGCCAACACGTACTACTCTCTAATAAGGAACAGCTCCTCATTGCAGAGCGCAAAGCACTGGATGAGTACCAAAAGCACTTGCTTGATCTAGCTATCTTTAAAAGAGATGCTCAATAAGAAAAGCCCCCAATAACTGGGGGCTTTTTTCTATTTGTTACTAGCCTTAGCTGCGACAGTAACGATACCTGCCGATTGTAGACCGAGTGCGATACCGCTATAGATATCTAGACCTTGAAAGCCGAGATACCCGGCAGCTGCGCCGGTGGCAACTGCGAGGATGAGCTTACCAAGCCCACCCCATTCTTTCTTATTCAGCATATCAAATGCCTTAACAATTGCGGGGATAATAAATAGGTTCAATGCTTCCATGATTAGTCCTTCTTAAAAATACCCTTAAAGGCCTCTAGGAGGCTCTGTAAGAGGTTTCTAATATCTTTTAGTATAGTTGTGCTATCTTCGTCTTTAGGCTGCTCAGAGTGGCTCTCAGAGGGCTCTACGTGCGTCTCTAGCTCAACCTCTGGCTCGGGTGCAGGTTCAGGAATTGCGGCGCGATCTTCTACGTGTTGAATTTCAGGAGTTGGCGTTTCTTTAATACGTTGTAGCTCTTTGTACTCGTCGCTCTGTCGTAGGTCATCTGCCACCATCTGCCAGTTCCATCCATTGCGGATTTGGTTGCGGTAATGTTCAATACCGCCTTCATCTGCATCACGCTCCAGGATTTCTTTATAGAGGCGCTTAATCTCATTGGTCTCACTGTCAAACGCTGCCTGCAACTCGCGAGCTTTAGCTTTAGCCTCTTCTACGCGCCGGGCCTGTACTTGTTGCCCTTCGGCTGAGGCTAAGAGATCTTGCTTAATTTGCTCCCAGCTCCACCCGCTATCGATCTGCTTGAGGTAATGCGCGATGGCACCCTCATCAACATTGCGGTCGAGGATTTGGCGATACAAACCATTAAGGAAGTTAATTTCATCACTCCGGTCACGCTGAGCTACGATGTTCTCCACGTAAGTGCGGACACGATAGATATTATACCCACCTACTCGCCAACCTGCATTTAATGGGTCAACGTCTGCGGCGTATACAATACCTGCACCAAAGTTAGCGGTGCGCTGTCCGCTGGCCGCCACGTTCTCCTCGAACACTGTACCGTCACCCATGTAAACCCCGATATGGCCATAACCACCACCATCGTAAGGCCAAACAAGGATATCACCCCGCTTAAGGTC